GCATCCGTCCTTGTGGCTACAAATCTTATTTCAATATATTCAATTGCTCTTGATGGTTTCATAAATACATCAACAATTAATTCATTGTTATCTATAATTGAAGGTGTATTATTTGTAGTATCACAAACTACACGAAAATCATAAACACCACGATTATTTTTAACAGTATTTAAGAAGTTAGTAATAATAGATGTTAAATTATTTCTTGTTACTTCATCATTAAATTCAAATAAATATGCTTTTGCAGAATTAGCAATTGTATTTTCACAAAAAGTAAATAATTTACGAATATTTATATCTTTAAATGCTGATTGTAAAGGATATAAAGTTCTATTTCCATTTATGATATTTCCTGATACTTGTGACCATTTAATAGTATTAATACCATTTGAATATAATTGTCCAATATAAGTATCATCAGGTTCAAATCCTAATTTAGCTACATTTTGAAGTACTCCGCGACTATCTCCAGCTACGGCATACCAAGGATAAAAATCTCTATCAGTTTTTACCATTAATCCAGCTACATCTGATGAACATGGAATCCAAAAATATTTATCATCATACTTATTATACATTTTTTTAATTTGTCCGAATAACCATGTATATTGAGCATTTACTCCAGTTATTGATAATGATTTTTTGTAATTAATTAAAGTATTTGTGGCATCTGCTACAGATTTATTTAATATATCATTTACATTAGGAGCAAGTATACCATGACTATCTTTTCTGGCAACCACTATATTAGAAATATATTCATGAACTGTTTTAGTATCTGCATTTGTAGCAAAGTTATATCCACCATCAACCAAATAATCAATTTGAATAGTATTAATATTAGCATACAAATCAAATCCCGCAGTAACATCAGAAGCTGTTAAAATTCCAGTTTCTAATTTAGCATTTGATAAATTAGTTTTTACTACTGATGCAATGGTAGACGTTGACCCGGTAATATATGATGAAATATATTTTGAATTTGCTTTTAAATAATCATCAATAAAGTTATTTGAACCATCATATGCTTTACCGTTTTCATCTAATGACAATATTCTTTTTTCAACAATAGCATCATTATAATAAACTATTAAAGCAACTTCTCCAGTAATAGGAAATTCTGAAAAATTATCAAAATCTGAATATGTTCCTTTATATGTATACCATCCTGAACCAGAATAACCTTTATTTGCTACAGTATCAGTAGCATCGGCTACATACATTGCTATTGAAATATTATTTCCGTAATAACCGGGATATTTAGCAAAAATACCAAGTTTATCAGTAGCAAATCCAGTAACTGATGAATATTCTGTACCATCAAAAACTTTAACAGTACCAGCGGTAGTGGTTGCTCCAATTTCAATATTTGCATTATAGGCAGATGCCCCAGAATTTTTTTCAACTCTTACAACATAACATCCATTAGCATATGAAAGATAATTTGAAACTGAAAACCAATCTTGTATATTATTAAAAGTTACTCCAGTTGCAATTGTTCCATTAAACGGATTGCCGAATAAATCTCTTAAATCTTTTTCATTATTAATAAACATAGCTTTATTAATAGGACCTTGGGTAGCTCTTATAACGAAAGCTGGAATTGCCCCAACTGCGGCATTTATAGTTACGGATTGGTCCTCTTCTATAAATGATACATCGGGATATAATGTTTTTGCCATTTTATTTCCTTTCAAAAATTATTTTTTATTTATTTATAAAATATATCTAATCCAGAATAAATTAAATACTCTGGATTAGACTGTTATTACATATCAATATTTTTTCCATTAAGTTTAAGTTTTACATCTATAATATCAGAACCATTTTCTTGATACCATTTATCTAATTCATCTTCAGTATCAAATTTCTTTTTCTTTACAGGTTCACCAACATCTTCTCTGTAACTAATTGTATATATTTCTTTTTCAAGTAATTTAGATAATTTCATGTTTTATCCAACCATTTCATCAAAATTTGCATCCGTTCTGGTGGCAGTAAATTTTAAAGTTATCCAGTTAATTGCTCTTGCAGGTTTAATATATATATCAACTATTAATTGGTTATCATCAATTAAATTAGGAGTATTATTTGTAGTATCACAAATAACTTTAAAATCATAAATCCCTCTAAGATTTTTTATATTATTTAAGAAGTTAGTAATAATAGATGATAAGTTATTTCTTGTTCTTTCATCATTAAAATCCCACATAAATGTTCTTGCGGCTGATGTAATATTATTTTCACAATAAGTAAATAATCTTCTTACATTAACATCTGAAAACGCTGAAGGTCTTCCAGTTAATGTTTTTTGAGATGTTATATAATATCCGCCAAATCTAAAGTTTTTAACAACAAGATTAATTTGTTTAGGAAATAATAATCCTTGATTAGTAGGAGAAAAATCTACAGGTAATTTTACAACATTCTGTATTCCACCACGATTAAATCCAGCAGGAGCCATCCAAGGATATGAAAGTATATCATTTCTTGAATATATACCAGCTAAATCTCCAGACATAGAACAATTAAAAGTTCTTCCAGAAAATACATCTGTTTGTACTTTATACATTCCATAAAATGCTGAATATGTTGTGGTTGTTAATGCGTTTCTCATTGTTTCTAAATCTGCTAATGCGACTCCTTCTGTTGTTACTGCAATATCAACTCCACATGATAATATTCCAAAACAATCTTTTCTTGCTTCACAAATTGATGTTATATTATTCATAATTGTGGTATTACCAGCATATCCACCGTCCATTAATAAATCAATCGTTAATTTATCTTTTGCTCTATAATTATCATCCATAGCGGCAACTACTAAACTTGAAACTGTTCCAGTACCAAATGTTCCACCATCTAAGTTTGTGGCAGTACCACATGAAACTGCTATATTTGAACCACCTGATGTATTATAAATTGATGAAACATAATCTGAATATTTTTCAAGATAATCATCAATATATGCAGATTTTCCATCATATGTTTTAGCATTAGGAATTAAATTAGTCATGTGAGTTTCAACAATATTATAATTTCCAGAATTATCAGGATAATAAACTAAAATTGCAATATCATTTGTTCCCATTGATACAGGAAATTGTTTTGTTACATAATTATAATTTTTTGTAGTAACTGCTGAAATAGCCGAAATCACTCTTTTAGATGTATTAGTAGAAACATAAACTATTCCCTCATTAACATTAGATGCGGATGC